ATCATCACGAATACCAAGCTGTTCTGTCATACCGCCTGCAAAATAAATGTATGTTGAAAGGTTAAGACAGAAATCATCTAATTCATCTGTAGTAGGTGGGTTCTCTCCATCTTTCAGACAGTCCTTAATAAATAATACATAATTATCAAGGTCACGACAATATGGCTGTATAATGTCATTCACTATATCATCCATTATTCCTGACTTTTCTTCTACATCAGCCTGCACATCAAGAATCTGGCTCATAGCTTCTTCATCTGTTAGATTGAATTTCACTTTCTATCCTCCATTTTTGCCAATATTTTTTCGCGCCATCAGATAATTTTTTTCTATGCTCCTCTGTTAATTTTTTACCATATCTATGATTTAATTTGCCGCGTTGTGCATCGCCTATCTTTCGTTTATGCTCTTCTGTCAAACGCTTATTATGTTGAGACTCTAACCATCTACTATCAGCAGTTCCATAGTGTAAATTATACTCATTGGTACACCACTCTAAATTATCTACACAATTATTTGTTCGACTTTCATCTTTATGATTTACACACGGTAAATCATCCGGATTAGGAATAAATGCTTTCGCTACTAATCTATGAACTAAATACTGTTCATCATTACCAGAATTTCGTAGAAACACCCGATAGTACCCATCTTTACTCTGCCGCATTTTTAAGAACTTCTCATTTACTAAACATAATCTACCACGTTTTCGTATATATCTTCTACAACTTTTGACTCGACCTAAATTACTTATTTGATAGAATCCCTCCCAACCATCAATATCTTTCCAAATCTCTTGCATAATAACCTCCAAAATATAAAAACGCTTGTGGGGTGTATGGGTCGAGCATACACTTTTAGACCGCAAGCGTTCTTGGCATATTTCAGTAGTGTAAAGTCTCGACCTCTTTACAGAGGATATTATAGCACATTATTCAAAATGAGTAAAGAACTCTACCATATCGTATTCATAAAAAATTCTTTTTTTCTTTCCAACTAATTTAAAAGCACCGCCTAACTCATATACAAAATTATCAACATCCTTTACATTTATACTTTTATGTCCACCATTCTTTAGCTCAACTAATAATTGTATAGGAATAAAACATGTAACTTCATCCTTAATGAACCAAACGATAATTCCTGCAAACACACCTTTTATCTGCGACTTTTGAAGTAGGCCATTCCACTGCGTATCTGTTATATTACTAAACGGAAACGCTCCCCGGTTAATGCTTTTGCACTCAAAGTAATATTCATATGGCTCTCGATACACAATGAAGTCACAAATATTGGTGCTACCTTTATAATGAGTTGTCTGGTCATGTAATCTATCTATTGATACACCAGGAACTTTTTCAAATGATTCCCTTATTGCATCTTCAAACTTTTTTCCTCGATTAACTGCCATACTCTTCTTCTAACTTCGAATAATGGTCCATAATATTCAGGCAAATATCAGATGTAAGACCTGTAGTAGACAAATCACACACATTTCTAATCGCCCACATATTTGTTATTCCACTCTTCTGGATTCTTACATAATCTTTAAACTGTTCTTTTGTAGGCTTATCTTTATTCATCATCTTCCTCCTCTACCAACTCTACATCAACCTCATCATAGTGTATATCAGCAACAGCACGCCTCATGTCTGCTTCAAACTCTTTAATTCCGAGTTTTTGAGCCTCATTTTCATCTTCTGCATCCACATAATAGTCGTGATACTGAGTAACTACTACTAAATATTCTTTCATATCATGCTCTCCTATTCCACATTTCAACTGCTTTTTCTTCCGCATCTTTACTATGTGATGTACAACCATAATCTGAAATCATAACTTTACCAGTTCTTGCTTCACAGTTTAAACATCTCACATATGCCGCTTTTGCGGTCTTTCCCTTATAATAGACTCTTGAACTCTTCTCTAAATAAGCATCTCCCCCACAAAATGGGCATTTCTTTAATTCCATATCTTATCCATCCTTTTTACATGATTCTCTGTACCCGCAGTACGTACATGATTTACGAGTTACATTTTCTGGTTTCGGTGGTGTAATCTGTCTCTCAACATATCCGTCACACTCATGTATATATTCCAAAAGATTGTCACGCATTTCATCTGACACATTAAACATAAATGCTTTCATGTCCAATATGTCTCTGCTGATATAAACGAACAGAACTTGGTCAATACCGAGTGCAAGTGAATATGCTGTGCCCTGATTATAATGGCTTGGGTCAACATCTTTTCTATTCATAAACTTATAACTACTTTCAGTTTTAAGTTCCAGAATATAATATCTACCCTTATATCTGATTATACCGTCACACATGAATGACATATTCAACTCTTTGTGATAGAGTTTTGTTTCCATGCCATTCTTTGATTTAATTTCAAGATAATCAAGTCCACGACTTTTTACAAACTCTGCAACATCAATATATTCACAATCAATTCCGTTGTCTTTCATCTGCTCTACGGCTGTCTGAACCCTAACATGAATGTCAGTACCACTATTACAAATGCCAACAAGCGTATAATTTGAATGTGATTCATCAGGTTGCGCCCCCATTATCTGATAATAACTTGCACGAATACAATTCATACCAGACGGTTTATAAGTCTTACTTGGAAGTTCGCTACTTTTATCTGCTGTCAGTTCTATTGACCGTTTTAGATTCTGTAAAAAGTCTTGCTCTACTGGTACTTTTTCTTTCGTACTTTCTATGAGCCGAATAACGCTTTTTAACGATTGTCTC